GTCTACGTCTGTATCAGCACTACACCATTTCTGTGTTTGGAAGTTATATATAAGTAATTCTCTAGCACCAGATACGTTAGTATAGTTCCAAATAACTAAGTTACGTTCAGGGTCTATACTTGATGAAATAGAATCTATATCCCCAATGTTAGCATTGTTAAAGAAGAATCTGTCTATCTTTTCTGCACCGATAGGAGTAACTTGTTGTCCGTTACATGAGTAGAATCCGTCATCCGCTAAGAAGTAAGTAACTCCACTATACTGAGCTACAGAGCCACCTTCTATACATCCTACGTTACGAGAGATAGTGTCAAACTGAAAGAATAAAGGTGAACCAATATATGTCATTCTAACAATAGCTTTTTCTAGGAATACTATACCAAACTCACCACCAACAATTTGAGTTATATCACCACCATCAGGCAAATCTTGGAAGTCACTTTGTGATGCTGCACCTGCTGTCCAATCAGTTGGGTCATTTATATCTGACCAGTTTACCCTTGTTGGATTTGTGCCTGCACCTATATTTGCACACACTACAAAATCACGAACAACTGTTACAAACTTAGCAATAGGAGCTGTTGCAGCTAAATCACCAAAGTAACTAGATGAGGTTACATCATAATATTGCACTTTCTCAGAACCATTGGTAGCAATAGCATAATTACCAAACTGTATAAATTGCCATCTAAAAATGCCTGTATAATTAGGAGCTATAACTGTTCCTGTGGCTGCTGCACTTGTAACATTAGCATTGACTTTAGCATAAGTAAATGTGGTAGCTGTAGGTGTTGCTGTAATAGTATAAGTACCATCAAACACATTGTTACTTGCATCTACCGTTACACTATCGCCTGTGCTATATTTATGAGCAGAAGCAGTTGTAATAGTAGCTACGTTAGATGTTAAGGCTACGTTACTTATAGTTCTTGCTGCACTCTTACTTACATTATCTAATGCTAGGCTAGTTGAGTCTAGTTTAAATAGCTTAGTAAGACCACCTGCAAATAAAGTAACATCATTATCTATTTTAGCAGCAAAGACATTAGTTAAATCTTCACTTGCACTTGCAGAGTAATCTACTGCTGACTTAAACGCACCATAACCTACAGCTAAAGGAATAACATTGTTAGCCTCTGCTACTGTATCTAATATAGATGGTTGGTCAGGTAGCCAGTCTTTAAATTGTATGCGTTGTGTAGGCATATTATGACTTCATAATAAATGCTAGTGCATAGTATGGTGGTAGGTTTTGGTTAGTACCACTTGAGCCTTCTGTAGAAATAGATGTTGCAACCGTAATACCTGTAGAACTAGAGCTTGTAACTGATGACGTTCTGCCTGTGCCATAACCTGTACTTGCATCTACAGGAGCTCCACCATTATCAGAACCTGCTTGAGCAGAACCTAAAGTTTGTGGTGTATGGTTGTGCTGTGGGTCTGTAACAGTAGATGTTCCAGTATGAGTGTGAGATACTACAATAGCGTCTTTAGTACCACCAGTTTGTGTATAAGAAGCTGTAACATTTGTTTTAGCTGCACCACCACTATCAGCACTTGCACCTATAATAAATTTATCTCGTAAGTCAGGAGTGCTGTTAGAACCATTACATAATAGCCATCCAGTAGGTATAGTTGCAATTGTTCCTGACCACATCATAATCATACCTGCTACAAAAGAACTTGACCATGTAGGCGTTCCTGAACCTGCTGAGGTTAATACTTGACCTGACGTGCCTGCAGCACCATCTAATGTTAATGCACCTGTAACTGCAAGTGTGCCTGAAGATGTTAGTGTGCCTGCTACAGTAAATGGGTCACCACTTGTGCCATCTTGTTGGTCTTTTAATTGAGCCATAACAGACCTAATAGCATTGTTTACGTTTGCAGGTGAGCATCCTTCAGCAATGTTAATATTACTAATGTCGGTGTTACTTGCTGGGGTTGCTGAGTATTCACTAATTTTTGTCTTTGCCATTTTTTATCCTTGTTGTAACCATGTGTCTGTACCTGCTGATACAGTTGTCCATTCTTCGCCTTGTTTGAATCCTTTAGCTGTAACTGTGCCTGTGTTAGTTATAGAGATAATAGCTGAATATACAGCTCTAGCACTTACAGCAACAGTTGCTAATGCTGTTATACTAGATTTTCCACTAAATACCATGTTACTTAGTGCTGAAACAGTAGTGCTTGTGACAATATGAACAATACCGTCTACAGTTCCTTCAATATTAACTTCCATGACTGCATTACAAGTAATGCTTGCAATAGCTAGTTTTATTTCACCTACTAACGAGCTAAATGGAACTTGGGAAAATGCACTTATACCAAACATTATTTATCCTTTAAACTAATTCTTTCCAAGAGGTTGTTTCTTCATTCCATGTGTATTTTTTATCGTCTGTAGGATAATCAACAGGAGCTTTCCATTGGCAAGTTGTTTCATCTAATAGCCATGAGTTATATGGTTTAGGTGCAATAAAAGCATCACGACCTTCGTCATAAGTGTATCCTACACCAGCATAATTTTTACGAATGTTGCCGTTATAAGATGTTTGTTTCCAAGTGCCACCTAAAAGATTAGAGCAAAAGTCTATACCTTTTTGTTCTGATTCTTGTCCGTTTTCATCAAGAATGTCTTGGTTACTCACTACGATTACTTTTGTTACTATGTTATTTTCTAATTGAGCAAAATGAGCCAATTTATTTCCCCTTTGTTGTTAAGCTGTATAAGTGCCTGTTGCTGTAAATGTTAATATAGTATTTGCACCTGATGTTGTTACAGTTGGGCTTCCTGTAGTTGTGCCTGTATATTTAGCAGTAGGAACACTTAATATTACGATACCTGAACCACCAGATGCACCACTACCTCCAGAACCTGATAATTCTCCACCACCACCACCACCTGAACCAGTATTGGTTGTTCCAGCAGTAGCTACAGTTGTATTATTAGAACCTGCACCTCCTCCACCTGTTCCACCTGAACCAGCAGTTCTTCCACTACCATTTTGTGCACCTCCACCTCCACCTCCAGCATAAGTAACTGCAGAACCTGTAATAGATGAAGATGTACCAGCACCTCCGTTACCTCCTCCACCAGTACCTGCTGCAACACCTACTGCACTTGAGCCACCACCACCACCACCATTAGTATATGTAGCTCCGTCTGTATATCCATTACCACCTGCATAACCTTGACCGCTTGTCCCTGCTGCACCATTTACAGAACCTCTACCTCCGCCACCTGAACCACCTGTTTGAGGTGTTCCACTTGAATTAGAACATCCACCACCGCCACCTGTTGAAGTTACAGTAGTTATTCCTGTTCCTGCTAAAGATGAATTTACTCCACTTGTTCCACTTCCTCCAGAAGTTGTATCTCCAGCTCCGCCTGAGCCTACTGTTGCTGTGTAAGTATTTCCAACAGTTAAATAAGTAGATGAAGTTAAATAACCTCCAGCTCCACCACCACCACCAATTTGAAATCCACCACCACCGCCACCTGCAACTACTAAATAATCTACAGAATAAACAGGAGCTAAACTTCCACTTGCAGTAAATGTATGTATTGTGTTTCCACCTGATGATGTTACAGTTCCGCCTGTAAATACTTGTGAGCCAGCGTATGAGATGATAACTATTCCACTACCACCTGAAGCTCCTGTTCCAGAGTTTCTTCCATATCCTCCACCGCCTCCACCAGTATTGGCTGTGCCTGCTGTTCCAGCCACACTTGAACCTACACCGCCAGCACCACCACCACCAGTTCCTCCAGGTGATGCAGAACCAGTAGCTCCACCGCCACCACCTCCTCCAGCATAGTATGTAGAAGTTCCTGAGATGCTAGATGTAGCACCTATGCCACCATCACCAGCATTACTAAATACACCATTTACACCAGCACCACCAGCTCCACCGCCTCCACCAGCAGTTACAGTTCCAGCACCACCATCCCATCCAGAACCAGCACCACCACTATTTCCTTGCCCTGCCGTATTATTAGTAGGAGCAGAAGTGCCATTATATCCATTACCGCCACCAGAACCACCAGTATTACCAGGAGAACCTGAATTATCTGTTATACCACCGCCACCACCAATAGATGTTAATGTTGTTAAACCTGTGCCACTTAATACTGAATCAGAACCATTGCCACCACTTCCAGTTCCTCCAGCGCCTACAGTAACTGTATATGTAGCAGGATAATAAAGAGTTGCAGTAGAAGCTAATAAACCTCCAGCACCACCGCCACCACCAGTCCATCCTCCTCCACCTGCACCACCGCCAGCTACTACTAGATAACTAGCTGTAACTGCTGTAGCAGGTGTTAATGTACCTGAAGCTGTAAATGTATGTATTTGATTACCACCTGAAGTAGTAACTGTGCCACCTACAAATTTAGGTGTAGCAGATGCGTAAGATATGATGACTACGCCTGAACCGCCAGAACCGCCAGTTGTGCTAATGACATTTCCACCGCCACCACCGCCTGTATTAGCAGTGCCGTTATTTCCACCACCTGCACCGCCGCCGCCAGAACCACCTGACCCGTTACTTCCTGAAGCAGAACTTTTTGAACCACCACCACCACCTGCGTAAGTAACACTTGAGCCTGATATAGAAGAGGCAGTTCCTGCACCTCCGTTACCACCAGAAGAAGATGCATTAGCACCTACCGCAGATGAGCCACCTCCACCACCTGCTCCTGAATTTTCATTACTAGCCGCTCCGTTGCCACCTGCAAAACCTTGTCCTGATGTTCCAGCAGCTCCAGTTTTATTATCATGTCCTTCTCCTCCACCACCAGAACCACCAGAAGAAGCTGCGGTATTTCTACCTCCTCCTGCACCACCTCCTATTGATGTAACAGTAGTTATGCCTGTTCCTGATAATACAGAGTTACTTCCACTAGAACCTTTAGTGCCTGATGCACCTGCTCCACCAGCACCTACAGTAATTGAATATGTAGTAAGCGTAGATAATGTTGCAGTAGATGCAAGTAAACCACCTGCTCCTCCGCCACCACCCACTTCCCAATTGCTTCCACCGCCTGTAGCTCCACCAGCACCACCGCCAGCTACAACAAGATAAGATGCAGATATACCACCTTTAGCTGATAAAGCACCATAAGCTCTTGCGGCTTGAACGGCTAGTCTTGACAATAATGACATTAACTAATTCCTATTTGAATTGTGTTTGTGCTGCAAATACTGTAAATGCGGCTGACCCTGTTTTCACGATAGTATATGAGTAAGCATCTATACCTGAAGCATTACCTGAAGTATATGCTGTGCCACCTTGATATTTAGGTGTGACAGAGTTTCCATCTATAGTAAGAGCATTGTTGTAATAAGCGGTTGAGCCTTGAGTCACTAAGAATACGATTGTAAGTGAATCACCTGTAGTCATTAAAGTATTTAAAGATGTAGTTCCATTACCTCTAATATTAACAGTCCAGTTAGCACTTGCATTAGATGTGTAATATAGAACTGATTGAGTTGTTACATCATAATTGATAGTGCCAGTAGCAGCAGTTGCAGAGATAGTTGAAAATTCAGTAGCATTGATAAATGAAGAAGCTAAAGAAGCTGTTGCGCCTGTGAATGTTTGTTTAGCTGTAAATGATTGTGCTATACCTAGTCCTGCTACTGTAGCACTTGATGATGGGAATGTCATTGTAGTGGCATCTGTACCTGCTAAAGTAAGTGAGTTACTTGCAGTTAAAGTTTTACCATCAGCAATTGTAAGGGTTGCACTTGTAGCCGGTGCTGTAAGAGCTACTTTGTTTACAGAAGTTGCTGTAGCTACACCTAATACTGGAGTAACTAAAGTAGGGCTAGTAGATAATACAACTGCTACCGTTCCTGTAGATGATGTTACACCTGTTCCACCATTAGCTACTGGTAGAGTGCCTGTTACGTTTGTAGTTAAGTTTGTAAATGTAGTAGATGTTGTGCCAGTACCGCCATTAGCAATAGGAAGTGTGCCTGTTACACCTGTGGTAAGAGGTAAGCCAGTTAAGTTAGTAGCTGTGCCTGAAGTTGGAGTGCCTAATATTGGAGTAACAAGAGTAGGTGAAGTAGCAAATACTAAAGAACCAGTTCCTGTTTCATCTGTAACAGCACTTATTAAATTAGCACTAGATGGAGTGCCTAAAAAGGTTGCAACTCCTGTGCCTAAACTTGTAATACCTGTGCCACCATTGGCTACTGGAAGCGTACCTGTTACACCTGTAGTTAAAGGTAGTCCTGTAGCATTGGTAAGCGTAGCTGAAGCTGGTGTTCCAAGAGCAATAGCATTACCAGATGCGTCTAAATATAGACCTTGTTCAGCAGGGTAGGTACAGAATACACTTTTAGTACCTGCACTAAAGTTTACTAGAGAACCAGCATTGCTAGACTCTAATACAGTAGTACGAGATAAAGTAGTACCTGAAGATGTATATGTGCCGATACCTATTTCAAAACTACTATCCATGACAATAGCGTAGTAAGTTGTATTAGCGTTACCTATAACTGAGAATGACTGGAATCCAGCGACTGCACCTGCTAGGGTAAGCGTGCCTGTCCCTGTAGTGGTAGACGTTTCTTGCACTCTATCTTTAACAATTAATGCCATATTTTTTCCTTTTAGTTACAACAGAACTAAGCTAATGTAACTGATAAATTGCCTGTGGTTATCTTGAATACATCACCTATACCTACAGTTTTACTGTCGTCTAGTGGTGAATGATATAAAAGATTACCTGCTGTAGAAGCATCTCTTAAACCAACGTGTGTAACAGTACCCCATGCTGCTGTGCAAGTAGGGAAGGTTACGTCAGCAGAGTTTAATGAAACTCCGTTAGATGGTGCGCCAAAGGTAACGGATGTTCTAGCGTAACTACCGCCAGTAACTTCTGTGCCTGTGTCTGCATCTGTTGGGTCTGATGTATATAAAGCAACATATATTGTTGCAACTGATGTGTACGTTGTATTGCGTAGAGTTGCATTTATAAGTGCGTTCTCTAAAAAA